TCATCGCGTAATATGTTTATCTTAATGAGATGGGCGTCCTCAAGTTCTCGGAATTTCTGTAGACCTTCATCCGTTAATTCGCCCATGACGGTAAAGTGACTTTCGATATTAGCCTTCTCTTCTTCAAATGCCTTGTTCTCTGCTTCTATATCCTTATCTAACGCGCTCTGGATTTTCTGGCTTCTCATTGTTACCATTGAATTGGTTATTGCAACGACTTGTCTCGACGCTTGCTGGGCAATGCTAATATTTTCTTGTGCCCGCTGTGTTTCTGTCAAGAGTAGCCTACGGGTCACTTCTTCTAGTTCTTTTGCTAGTAATATTTGCTCGCCTGTAGCACCGGCAATTAACCGCATTGAGGGGTGAACAATACTAGTTTGGATGTCGGCATATCCCGCAGTTATAGAATTTAGTTGCTCCTGCCGAAATATTGTTGCCGCGATTTTTAATTCGTTTTCGGCAAGTTCGTCATTATATCCGATAAGAGCCTGCTTACCAAGTTCATTAATGACGCCACCTGCTTTTACGACCTTATTTACAGAGTCGATCTTTTTACGTAGAACGTCATTACGAGTTGAGAGTTTCTCCGCCCGGCTGCTAAGAGCGTCAAAGGAAAGGGCCATTAACGAGGCTGCGGTTTCAACCTCCATCATTTTATCAGGCACGTCTGGCGCTACTACGGCCAGAATAAAGTCGGCTGCTTTTTTGATAACGGGATTAAGTTTATCACCTATTATAGTTGCGATACCCAGGAAGGCTTGCTTTAAACGCCCCAACTGGAAGGACGTTGATTTCTCCATCTCCTTGACCGCTGCTGCTGCCGCGCCAGCACTGTCGCCCATCTGCAAGAGATTACTGGAGAACGCCCCTGCCGCCGTGCCCGTTAGAGGCAAGACTGCTTGTAGCGCTTCTATGCTTCCAAATACCTCAGACAGGGGTAGCCTAACTCTGTCGGCTTCCCATTGGATTAAATTTAATGATCCTGCAAACCCCTCTGATTTGAGTAGCGCCTCTCCAGTCTCAAATCCTAAGTCCTCAATTATGCCTTTCATTATTTCGGTGGGTTTGATTATCTGTACAATCGCACCCTGTAAGGAAGTAATAGCCCGTGCAGTATCTAGCCCTTGCGATGTAAGCGTTGCTACAGCCGCGCCAACTTCCTCCAAGGAAACCCCTGTTTGGCCCGCAATAGCCACCACCCGGCCCATCGAGCCGCCGAGTTCACTCATCGTAGTCTTGCCCAGCCGGACTATCGTAAACAGTTTGTCGTTTACATTGACAGCATCCCGAGACGAAAGATTATAAGCGTTGATCGTAGTAGTTAACAGGTCGGCTGCTATAGAAACCTCTGTAACACCGCCAACGGCTAACTGCGCCGAAGCTGCTAATAATTCAGCGGATGAAGCAGCATCAGCAAACCCCGCCGAAACAATATCATACTTGGCCTTTACTAACTTGTCAAGAGCTTGGCCGGTCTGGACAGCGATGTTTTTCAACTCGTCGCCCATGTCCTTCATTTCACCCTTAGACAAGCCGCCCATTAGGGTACCAACTTCCCGCAAGCCCTTTTCAAGATCGATAGATATTTTAGTCCCTACGCCAACTATAGCAGCGGCGGCAAGAGCCCCGAACCCAAGGAATGCCTTACCTGCTAAGCCCGTTGCCTTGCCTAGCCCACCCATATCCTTGGTAGCCCGCTTCAGTTCCGGGCTAAGCGCATTCGCGCCGAACATTTTGACTATGAGGGACATTATCTTTTCTTTATCTTGTTAGTTTGTTCGGCGGCACTTAATTCGGCAGCGTCGTGGTCGGCATATATATTGTGGATTATACCGAGAGCCTTAATGACATATTCCAATCGGGTTGGTCCCATGTCCGGCGTATATATTTCCAGCACCAGTCTCATGGCTTCCACAGAGAACTCCCGGCGAATTCTACTCGATCGGCCAAGATGGAGCGTGCGCATAGGCGACAACTCCATGATTTTTTTATAGAGCAATAACGGGAGCCAATTATCGGGATGTACCTCATACGGCGTTTCGTGTTGTAGATAATTACACGTCCCCCTTTCGGTATCGCATTCCGGCGCATCCAAGACGCCCCGCCGCTCGGTTAATACAGCGTGCCTTACTCTGCATGGCGAACAATAGTCTATGCCGAGCCGCCACTGCGCCAGTCGCTCGACATAGCCAATTAATTTGGGACTGCATTGCTCCTGGCCCCCGTGCCGCTATTTGTGACTCCGGAAATGTAGGGGATCATCACTTCGTTTGAAAAGCCCATCATTACAGATTCAGGGATATAACCGGTATTGGTAGCGGTAAACTCTAGCGGCTTCTCCTTGCCGTCTTCTTCCGTGGCAACCCCTTCCCAACCCACCAGAAACAAGACGGCAGACTCGTAGATAAAGATTCTGAATTTGTCTAGGTCTTGCTTTTCCTTGGTGAAAATCTGAGGGTCATACTCGCCATTTATTGAATGCCCCAACATTAGAGCATTGATTTCAGGATTGGATGGATACCGATAATAGAACGCTACTCTACCGCTAGCCCAGTCCTTTTCTGCGGCTTCAATACGTGCGCCAAAGGCGTCATCAACTTCCTTGCCTGCGCCTTGAGTGTCTTCAAAATCCGGTAATGATACCCGGATTACGCCCAAAGCCTCCTTGCGCTCTTTCTTGTTCAGCGTTTTATCGCTCAACACGCCGTACATTATCTTAAACCCGTTGCGCTCTAGTTGTAATTTGGCAACTTCAGGGCTTGGGACTACATACTTCTGCTTGTTTCGGTTTGCTATCAGTAGGGACATCGTATGCCTCTCTATTTCTGGGCGGTTAGCCCGGTTCGGTTTGTGCTTCGGCCTTTGGTTTCGCGCTGGCTGGTTTAGCCGCAGGCTTCGTTTTGGGCTTTGGGCTAGGCTTCTTAGGCCTGTTAACCACTTCGCCGCTTAGATCGCGAATCTCGCCCAATTTAATGGGAATGCTTTTGATGGCCTTGATTTCCTCTCGGTTACTTGCCTCAACATTCCGGACACCGTTTGGGAACAGTAATACCCGGCCACCGATCTTTACCCGGAAGGTTTTATATGGCGCGTAGAACTTCATTGCTAGGACTCCACGATTGGGTCTATCCCAACTGAGTACAGCGCCTTGTTAGCATTAGCCAGGCTCATGTCCATCACGCCCTCATTGAGTACCTTTTCCTTGGTGACGTTCCCCTGGGGGTCTTCGGCGTCCACCCGGCGCACAATTACCTGCACCCGGTAGAACGGCTTGCCCAGGTCTTTGCCGTCTACATCGTCAATTCGTTTAAGCATAGTATTAATCTCCTTGTCAGTAACTTTTTTGCTGGTCCCTAAAAAGGTTAAAAGGATTCTGGTTCAGTGTTTCAATCAACAATTCGCTTCGCGGCGCTGTTAAGCCCACCTCATCAAACGGCGACGAGCCGACCAATTCTGTTGATGGAGATATCGCCCGGAAACCTACGGTGATCGGTACAATACCCGGCCCGCTTACCGGCGTGCTCACTGTTTCAAGTATTAACTGGGGAACAAATATGGATATATTCCTGGCAACATTCTCAATCGTACTACCCGAAATTGATAACTCCAGAGTAAGCGGGGTCTTAGCCGTTAGCCAGGTGTTGAACTGGTCGCTCGAATATCGTGGCAGCTTGAACGTCCCGGTGATCTCCCGCATCGCATTCCGCCCCGGCTGCACACGCCAAGGGGTAGAACTAACCGATTGATCGTCACCTTTCAACTGGTTGTTGATAGCGATTTCAAATTCATCAATCCCCCAGTTATCGGCAGAGGTCATTGCCCCGTTTGCAAAAGTGTCCACCCGGAAGTGGTCTACATGCGAGAATACGATACGCTCGTTTTCGACAAATAGCGGGCTGGCATGATCGAAGGCCCAGTTGTCAGCCGACGCTGCGCCATTGGTTGCGCTCGATAGGTCTTTGTTGAAGGCCATCAATTCAGACGAGAGTGTAAGCCCGTTGGTCTTGTCGAGTTTTATTGTCAGCACGTTGACCATCGCGCTACGGTGGACCTGCGGCGTAGTCGAATGCTTGGTAAAGCCAACGGTCATACGCCGTAGAATTTGATCGTTAGATGTGCCTACGCCGCCGGTTGGGTAACTGCTGTAAACATTCGTCCATAGTTCATCTTCCAGGTTATTTGAGCACTCGAATAAATGCCGCCACTCCTGGGCCATTACCCCAGTGGTTGTATTGTCGGGCGTTACATCCCAGTTGGGAGAAATAGAAACCGTATTACTATCGGTAAACCCGCTGATACGCCGTACCTGCCCTTCGGCGGTCCTTGAAGTAACCCGGATAAACTTGCCCACGTCACCAGAAGCGAACGGCGTTCCCGAATCATCCCAGGTTCCCGCAGCGCTAGAAGCTGAAGAAGTAAGCGCAGTACTACTCAGGGCCGTAGGGCTTGCAGTAGCGTCCGGTAATTCAAAGCCCATAGCGCAGGCCAGGATAGCATCAATACCATCATAATAACCCTGCAACTCAATCGGGCCATCATCGAGAATAGATATGTTCTCCGTTGACGAAGCGCCGGGCGAGCCGTCTAAGGTTTCCTCTGGCGACCAGGCAAAGTTTTCATCCAAGCCCTCAGACATGAACGGTAGTTGGTCGCTGCTCTTGAGCAAAACCTCCTCAGTATCAGCAGTCGCCTCAGTTGTTGGAAACGACGCCGACACCATCCCGGCGTCTGATTCTATGCGGACCGCACATTTTGATAAGGCTCCAATTGTATTAGCCATTTAAGACCCTCCTTAACCCCAGGGATATAGCTTCTCTGTGTTCTAAAGATAATTTTCGACCACGCAATTTTTCTGAAATCTTTTTCCGAGTTTCGGGGGAGCGTTTTTTACCATGCCAGAAACATTTCTCGCCCTTTAGGGAATTAGATATTTTATCCCTTGTTTCCTGGGGCACTGTCTTGCCATACATATAACTCTTTTCCCCTAATTGCCATTCAGACATTTTTTTTCTTGCTTCGGCGGAAACAACCCGGCCCGTATGGAGCCGCGATAATTTCATTCTCGTTTCTTCCGAGACCTCCCGCCCGGTAGCAGCTACGGCAATTTTCGCCTTAGTTTCCTTGCTGTGTTTCTTCCCATAGAAGTGATTTTTTTCACCCCGCTGCCTCACGCTAATCGCTTCGCAATGTTCGTTTGAATATTTATGCCCCCGTAGGTGAGTGTTGCCCTTCAGGCCCGCACCGATCTTCGCCTTGGATTCATCTGAATGCTTATAGCCCAACAGGTGTTTATTACCCTTCATTCGTTGAGACCTAATTGCTTTTGATTCTTCAGAATGCTCAAGCCCTGGCGAGCCATCACCGCCCATTGTCATATTATAGCCATTGCGATACGAATCATATTGGTCTATATATTTGATTTCGCTTCCGTTCATTTCATCCAGCGAAGCGCAGGTTGCGAGCAACCCTAAAGAGAAATTTGCCGCCCCATATTTTCTTATAGCATGGCATAGGGCTGTCGCCTTCCCCCCTTGGGCGTTATTGATATGAGCAGCAAACCGCCGTTCTATCGAATGGACAGTTTGCCCAATATAGACCTTCCCGTTAACGAGGTTCGTGACTTGGTATATATATCCAAATGGCTTCATATTACGAGGTCATCGTGGCTACGCGTTGATCGTCTGTCTCGATCCAGAGTTCCGAGTCTTCTTCGGGTGCTCCGCTGACCGCGCCACTATCGCTGAATGTTAGGTCGCTAGTGCTGTTCCACTTCAGGCACCGGAAAGATATTGTTTGCGTAACCAGCCCCGGCCCGGCTATCGGATTCGATACGGTTTCTACCCTTAGCCGGGGGAACAGCAGATCAAACTCAGAGGCATCGGAACTTGGGTCTAGCGACTCAAAGGTTGCCTGCAAATCGGTCTTCGCCGTTAGCGCGTTGGTAAAGAAATCAGACTGATACCTTGGGATGGTAATTTCCAATAGCACTTCGCGGAAGCCGTTGCGTACCGGGTAGAGGGCCAGGCCCGGATCGGCGTGGAGGTAGTCGAGCATAGTGCTCGAACCGGCATCAGGTGTCGCCTGCTCTTGAGACGAGAGGTTATTATTAAGCGTGACCGTGAAGGCGCTTATAGCCATATTATCCCCGGAGTCCGGCGCACCCGCATGGTCTGCGAACCGGATCGTAAAGTCCTTGAGCATCACCGGGTGGGCATCGTCCTGGGGTAAGCTCGTCAGGTCGCTAACCGCGCCACCGCTAGGGGCCGAGCCGTCAATTGTTAACTCGTGAATCGCCATATCGAACGTACCCTTGAGCGATTCCTTTTCATCGCAAGTGAGTGTCATGGTATTAACCATGCAGCCCAACGCTTCCCACGGATTAGTTGCGTGAACGTCCTTATCCCATGCGAGGTAGAATATTTCCGTTAGATCGTCCTGCATGGTAATCTGATTGCTGCCGCCCGTGAATGTACAGACGCCCATCGCCGCTACTATAAGTTGGCTGGCCGAAACAAACTCTGACCCCGACTTTTGAGTGTAGACAATCTCAGATTCAAGCGATCCCGTAACACCCTTGAATGAATTGATTTGATTAGGAATCGCCGCAATACCCTGGAGGTAGTCATAGAGTTTATCCTGGTAATCAAACTCTATACCCTCGCTTATCAGGGGGATTCTATCTGTCGGCACCACCGCCGTTAGGATTGAAGTTTGCCGGGCAAGCCCGAAATGTGTTTTGAAGCCTGCTGCATTAGGCATGGCTTGTCTCCTTTAGTGCATTCGTTTTAACAGGGGTGGCCCTTTGTGTAGAGTAGGCATTCCACTCCAAAACCGTCCCGCAATTTGTACAAGTAACCCTGCCCTTTTCCATTTCCGTTCTTATCGGCCAGCCTTTCCGCTTGCTCTCTGTTACCAGCCGCCCTTTTTCGTCGACCACCCCGAGCAATTTATGGCAACTCCAGGTAGTACATCTCACGACCAGCCGGTTATCATAGAAGTCGCCGCCCATTATGTTACATTATTTGATGGGTTAATATCATACTTCAGGCTAAACCATGCCTCGACAACACCGATATTCTGTTGCCAGAACTCTAGGCTGGTATCCGTTCCTAAAAGTGTTATCGCGTCCACGTTACTACCTAGCGAACGATCAGAGTGGGTGGCGATAATGATATCACTAATCAACTTATTCATCTCGTCGGTTAGCGCCCCGGTCAATTGCTGGTCGCCCGGATCGGCCACACTCACGTATCCGATAAAGCGCAGCACATACCCCAGCGTAATGTCCTGGGGTGCGTTTCCGCTGGAATACTCCAGCGCGGTCAATGGTGCCCATAGGTTCGGCCCATCCGTTAAAATGAATACGGCGGGCATCTGGTCGGCTCCTACGTCCCCCGGTGCGCGGTAGTCCTTACTGATAGTCCCGTTGCCCAGGTTAAAATTATACGGGTCATTGCCATCAATCAGCGGCAGAGTGGTATCCTTCACGTAATTGCTAATCGTTGTTATTTTAGGGGTTGTTGCAGCCATTAGATATTCGCTTTCTCAAACTCTGTTTCAACGGCAATCCCTAAAATTGTTTCTGCTTTACCTTCCGCTACATCCCTTGCTGCTGGCCGTAGATAAGACCGCTGCGAAAATTCAAGCCCTTCAGCATACGGAACCTCACTACCAATTATTGCAGATATCTGACCGCCAGCAACCCTAACCCTGCGGATGCTCTCTTTTTTACCCCCGGCAAATCCCTCACCACTAGATTGTACTGGCGTTCCCAACGCTTCCTCTAAATCTGTCGGTTCTCGGACAGCGGTAAATCTACGGGCACCGATTAACGACCCGATCAGGCGGCCAGAACGCTGAGTTGGTTTTCTCGGATCGGTTGGTGAAAGCCTGTCTACACCAGTAATCCAATAATCGGCTACCGATGTCTGACCTACCAAATCTAATATCCGATGCCACGCCGCTTTTAGAATCTTGCTGTTAAGCAGCCGGTTGTACTTCTCCATAGCCAGCAACTTGGTCGGAATATTAGAAGTAATCCTGATTTTCTGGCTCATGTCTCAAGCCTCCTAAGCCGCTTCAGGGTTGCCAGCGCGTTACGGGGCAGCCGCCCTTCGTCATATCTATATACTTGACCGTGTGAACCAGTCTGCGATTGTGTAACTATATCAAACCGCGCACCGCCAAAGCCCGGCGTAGACTGGAATATCCGTATGGCAATCTCAAGTACCGCTTCCTCCAGGTCGGCGGGGATGCCCAGGGCAGAGTTGTCAGCCTCTTGACTGGCCGCATTAGCGTTATCTGCTAGTGTCGAGAAACCAAGCGTGCGCCAGATACTTGTCCCGATATTGGTGCCGGAACTTGTTAGCAAGGTAAAGATTGGCGTGCCGCCAGAACGGTCACTGACCAGGCTAAATTTCCCGGTCCAGTAATCATATACACAAGCATGGGTGCTTGCGCCTGCCGCATCTAACGCCGTATCCAGCACCGTTAACAGACCGGCGACATTATAAAGCCCTTCGGCTACGGTTGCGGTCAGTTCTGTGCTTGTAGTTTCCTCGAAGTCGATCTTATCGTTCACCCCGTCGATGATCTGGAATATGCCATACCCGGCGGTATATGATATCCTGACGTTACTACTCCCAATTTTCCAGATAGTGCCCTTGGTTGCCGCTGGGTATAATTGGATTTCGCCCCGGTCTACATGGATAAGGAAGTCCGCTGCGGGCTTTAAGAAGTCGCTACCCCATACCCGGCTGGTATCATCGTGAATAGTTGTAACCGAATAAATCGGCCACTGCTTAGTCTGGATTGTATCTATCCCGTTACCGTCGAGATATTCATATCCTAGATCAGACCCGTTGTATGATCGGATTCTCAGATTGCGCCCGGTGAAGTGGTCGGCTATCGCTGACGCCTCCATGATTATACTGTGAATCTGATCGTCATTAGTCGTTGCCGTTTTCCCAACCCGGTTCTTAAAACGATCCAGGCTTGTAAGCAGGAATGGATGCACTATGCGGCCTCGCCATTAGAAGTAGAGCCGTCAACCGGCTCATCGTCGGGGGGGGAAGTGGGAGAAGTACCTTTATCACCATCAGCGGAAGCCGCAGGTGCATCCTCGGGGGTAGACGGGGCCGCTCCGGCAGGCGGCTCCTGTTCCGGCTTGGGGGCCGGAATTGTTTTAGGCGGCGATTTCTCGTTATCAATCGCCCCGGTCCGTAAATCAAAAGTATACCGCTTGCCGGACCGCATATTATATTTCCTGATTAATAGCTGCTTGAATGCCTCGGTAGATTCCTGGACTGCTATCGCAATCATCTTCTCGCGCTGCGCTACATCTCTGGTATGGTTCTCCATCGACACCCTGATACGCAGGTTCTCCATATCCTCGGGGCTCATCTTGGCATGATTGAGATTGGTCTTGCGGGTGGCCCGCTTCCAAAGGCTCGGCTTTTTCTTCTCAGGCTTCGCGGCCTTGGTGTTCTTAGCCTCCGGTTGGTCCTTGGCAACTTTCGTCATTTCGTCCTGTCCCATGATTAGTCTCCTGTCTTATGCGCTTTTGTGGCTAGGCGAATGTGTTCCGCCTTGTGCTCAGAAATCTCCTTGCCATTATACTTTACATCGTTTATAGTCACGGCCTGGCTGGTAGTCAGAGCCGCAACTTGAACCGTCAGCGCCGCAATCGCCCGGTCGTTCCTCTCCGACCGCTCATTGCCAATGAAGTAATTGCCGACTAATGAACTGGTGGCAATCAATATAGTTATTAAAGCAACGCCCGTCTCAAGCCTGCCGAAACGGATTGTATTGCCCTCCAGGTGCGCTCTTTTCCGGTTGAGGTTCATACTAGTCACTCTCCAGTATCTTATTATATGCCGCTTCGATCTTGGCGATATACAGTTCCGGGACAATCCGGTCTTTGTGGGTGCCGCTATTATAAGCATCGGCAACCTTTGCTACTGTGTCGGCCCCGGTCTCATGGATTCGGTTAAGTAGTTTTACCACCCACTGAATTGCAAAGTGATCGTTCCACAGATCCCAGGGTGCACCGCCATAGCCCATATCAGCAGCAGTATGGTATAATATCTGCCAACTCGAAAAAGAGCAGCCAGACGCCATGCCAAACTTATTATACCTGCCGTTGACTAGGGTGTTGCTTAGCGGGTGCCGTCCCTTTTGAATCCTCCCCTCAATCGTGAAGACGGTTCCTTCGGGCACCCAATACGGCTCGAAGTTGGGATAATTGTTAATGCCGCCGGTGCTTTCTATCAGTGCGATAGCCACCAGCAAAGCATACCCATTCAGCGGGCCTTTTATGGCGTCACCGTTGCCCCGGCATAGGCGGTCGAGTTCGGGCAGTACCCCTTCCACCCGCATTACTTTTTTACCTTGAAAACCGGCTTCCAGATGGCCTTTAGAATGGCCGCTAATACGTCAAGCACTTCCTTGAGTATCTTCTCTTTTTCCTTCTCGGTGTATTTGCCGTCCGCGTTAGCCACCCGGACTACCTCGAACAGTTCCTTCAGTTCGGCTACAACAACCCGAATCTTGGTAGACACGAGCGTGAGTATGGCACCGAGAATCAAAATAACGAGATATAGAGCGTTGCTCCAATTGAACCAGTCAGATAAGAAATCCATTTACTTTCCCCTTTTTTTTCTCCTACCCAGTTTCCAGGTTTTCCCTGTCCCCCGGTAGGATTTGCCCTTTATGTAATTCAAGGATGTTGCTACCGTAGTCATCAAGGCTATAACAGCAATAAGCGCGTTTGTGCTGTGCTTCCCTAATTCGAGAAAGACATCTATGCCCTTCCCAAAATTCTGAATGTAGGCATCGAAAATACCGGCACCAACGGCTGTTATAAATACAATCACCGCCGGGATGATAATGACTTTCTCAATAGTCCGCATGGCTATTCTACGGCAGGAATTATGTCGAGGTAATATTCCCCTCCCGGTTTAAGACTAGCTACTGCCGAAGCATTAACAGTCGTAAACAAGAGACTCCCTGATGGCGTATATTTCCAGAAAGCATCGTTCTCTGGCGAACCGTCACCAGTTACGGCTGACATTTCTACCGCCACAACCGGATCACCATTATCATCCCTGTGTGTTATCGAATCGACATTAAATTTGCACCTTATTTTGTCCATGCTAACTCCTTATGCTGTTAACTCAATCTTGCTCGATATCGCCAACCGGCCATCAGGTAAGACAATAACCATATACCAATCGGCAGCACCGGCAGTGTGCTTTACATCGAAGTCAAAGTCGCCGTCAACTTCGGTATTGATAATCCACAACTTATCGGCTACCACTTCAAGATCAGCGCCGTCGGCATTAATATCATTAGCCCCGTCGGGACCGGATGCTGTAAATACTAAACCGGCTGTATCATCGGCTAAGTACATCTGCGCGGCAACCGAGTGAGAAATATCGTTACCGGCTGCATCCGTAAATTGGCAGGCCACGTTTACCGTGTCCGTATGAGCGTCGCCGACCGTAAAGGTTACACCGGCCCAATCGCCGCTTACCTCGATATTGTGCAGGGTAGCACCAGAGGGTACGCCTTCTAATGCTACAGCACCCTTGTTATAGGCCACAGCAGCCTGGAACGAATCACCACCTACAGATAACACGTTACCAATCTGAACCATGCTTAGATCGTCGACTGCGAACTGACCCTGGGTAGCCGTAGTCTCGGTAATGTCAAGCACGAAACTGCCGGAAGCCCCTGCTTCGAGGCTGGTGAACTCTACAATCTCGCCGGTCCCGGCAGTCATCGTTAGCGCAACCGCTGCTGCCGCGAACGCAGCAGTAATTGTAAACACCGTATCGCCGTCAGGAGCAGTAGTTACCGTGGTGGTTCTGACAAATCTATATCTCTTGCCGCCGATCCCGGTTGACGCTCGATTACCAGCCGTTTGAACAACTGTCCCAACTAAAGACCCGCCCGCAAATGTCCATTCGGCTTCGCCGGTAGAATCGGTTGCCTTGCCGGTCGCCGACCACTTATCGTGGGAGGTGAAGTTGCCTTGGTTTAGCACCTCGACATTGCTGGCCCCGATATCTAGGAAATTATGTGTGCCACCCGATTGAAGGTCGAATACGATTGCTTCGGAGATGGTAGTGTTCCACACCTCCCAATCGTAGATTTCACCTTTAAATGCCTTGGTAGTGCCGCCGGTTTCGGAACCAATCCGCAATACATTCGCATTGCTTACTGTAAGCGGTGTCCCACTAATATCTACGGTCCCGACATTAACGCCATCAACCCAAGCAGTAGCATTCCCGCTCCGGTCAAACGAAACGATCACATCGTGGATCACCCCGGCTGTGAATACAGCCGTTCCGATAATAGCCGTTGCATCTGCGGTATTGTCATCAAGGTGAATCCACAAATCATCTTCACGAATCTCTAACCCCCATCCAAGTGTGGCAGAGGTTTTGTTCATCAGGAATTGGTTTGCAGTCGTTACACTTTCGGCTTTAAAGACAATCCGCAAGCCGAAATCGAACACGCCCGGATCAAGGTTAGCGTTGTCCGCATACTCGATATAGTCGTTACTCCCGTCGAACCGATAGAAAGGCCGGTTGGAGTACAGGTTCTTTTGACTTTGCGAGAACAGGTTCCGGAGGCCGAATAAGTCCTTGCTTGAATCCGGTATAATTTCCTTGTCAGCCGCCACCGTTCCGTGGGCAGAAACAATTACCGATTCTGTAACGTCCGGAAACTCTTTGCTATAAATAAGTTCGCTCATAGCCCGGCTCCTTACTGTTGTTCGGTGGTCCGCACATCATAGGTCGTGGACGCGCCACTACCCTTCATGTGCAATGTTTTCCCGCGATAAGCCTCGTCAATCTTACCGAACGGTCCGAGTGTTTCAAATACTGTCCCGCCATCAAGCGAGAATAAAAGATTCTGTGAGGCGTGCCTGTTCTGAATCCTAACCGCCCGGCTTTGCTTTTTGAAGGTTCTGATTAGCGTTGAACTTGTGTTGACCGATCCCACATCAGGGGGATTAGCCAAGTCGCCTATTTCAACCGATCTACTATATGCGCCCATTATTCTCTCCTTGCTTAATATTCGTGATAGAAAAGACTGATGGTTGCAGTGTCCGCACCACCCTCGGTTGCCACTTTTGCCTGAATCTGTGTATTTGCTGGCTCGATAGGACATTGAACAGGAATATTCATTGTCCCATCTAGATTCGCATTTTTAGTAACTCTTACCCGCGAAATTTCAGTAGTAGCGGCATATAATACTATCTCATATACTTCATTGGCACTCAATGCTTCAACACTAATGTGGTGAATATCAAAATCAACAGAGATATCGTTTACGGCCGCAATTTCAGCAAATTCTCCAAGAACCCATGCGGCACCAGCGGTAACAACCACACCATTCGCTAAAGTAGGCCAAACTTTACTCGATTTATGGGCGTGCTCATCCAATATGTGTAGTATCGCTCTAATACTATCACCATCGTGCGTATCGTTCTTGTTGCCCAGGACGTCATTCATGGTAGCATTGCCGGTTCCATCGGCTGACGGTACGCCCAGATCAGCCGGAATGTTAAGTAGTTCGCTCATGCTATACCTCCGCTATCTGCATCACCGCATCCGATGTATGCTTTTCAATGATGAGATATAAGTCCTTCAGCGTTCCGGCCTGCTTGACCGATCCCTGTAAGCCCCACGGGATTGCCATTGAAATCGCGTTAGCCGCCGGAAGGATGTTGGACTGAAGCACCTCGTTATCAGCCGTGGCTATCTGTGTCGGCAGGTCGCCTGCAACCGGCGCGCTATATAAAGCAAGCCACTTATACCAGACCTTTTGATCTAGCGACAACCGTAAGTAGTGGGCCATCGAGTCCTGTACAACCTTGTGCCAGTCAGTTGTAATCGTTGCCTCGAACTCCCAGAAATCATCAATATCATGGTTGTCAGTTCCACTGAAGTTTACGGTAACGCCCAGGTCGAGGTTTTGTGCCGACCCGGTAACGGCAACGCCCGTGGCTTGTACCACGCCATCCTTAAACCACGTGATTGTGTCGGGGGCACCCTCAGCGTCGATCAGGACTTTATATATGATGCTTTTGATACCAGTATAAGTCCCTGCCGGGGTCATATCATCAACCCCTCCCCCGGTAAATACCTCGCTAGTCTGGACTGCGGCAGCGTTTACCTTCAGCCTTGGCTTCTCGGAAAATCCCGCAGCCAGGATTGAATTAACCCGGCGCGGCTCTTCAAACTTAAATGCGTCGGACATTACTTACCTCCAGACTTGGCCTTGGAAGCCGGTTTCTTGGTAGGCTTAGGCTTACTAGCCGTTTTGGGTTTTTCAGCCGCAGCCTCAGCAGCCTTCGCTTTCTTTTTAGCCGCCGCAGTAGCCACACGTTTCGCAGTCGCAGCCTTTTTCTTGGCCGCAGCCGCCACCTCTGCTTCAATCTTTGCCGCTACCGCCAGGTTCGCCAAGTGGGTGTCGTGGCTGATAAATAAGTTGTTATACTGCGTCAACAGCCGCAACGCCTCATTATCCGACAAATGAACTCCCGCCTCTAGCGTACAAGTTTGGGGTTGGTCAAGACGGCAAACCAGGTTAGGTATAAGGCTCGTCGACCCCCTATAGCGTTCCTGACCGGTTTTCTTGTCGCCCACGAATTGGATTTTCATTATACCTCCAGTGCTGGTGGCCGGGGCCACTTGATCCTTTGAATTTCTTCCTTGCATCGTGTACACTCATGCCTTCCGGCGACGCCAAGGTGGAAGCCAAGCGGCTCATTAGAATCGGCATACACAAATCGGTGGAATCCGAAATAACACAACACCCGGCCCAACATTAGCGCACTCCCGGCTCAACCGTTACCCGGCTACCCGCCGGTAATACAATCTCGGTCCCGTCGGCCTGTAGAATCTTGGCAACGCCCTCAATCGCCTGGACCGAAGCGCCGTTTACAATCGGGCCGAAGGTCTTATTCTTCAGCAGTTTCCCTATATGCTTTGCCGTAGCAGCATCATACTGCATACGCCATTGTTCCGGAAATTTGGTTAGCAACCGCTTTGCCTCTTGGGGCGGCACGTCGATCAAGCATGAATCCGGGTCGCTGATCTTGCAATGATGCGTGCCACTACGGTAATGATCTACGACGTTTGGTATTCCAAGGAATTGCATCGCAATCAGGTCGGGCAATACGCCACGCTTGGGCTTCTCCGGCTTTTCTTCCGGATCATCCGGCAGTTCGGCTTCTAGAGGGGCGCTATTCGGGCCATCAGAACGGTCAGATTCACTTAAATCCAGCCCTTGGCCCTCAGCCGGTGGTAATCCGTCACTCGAAGTTTTTTGTTCCCCTGATGCCTCTTCACCAAATTCAATCTCATCGGTTTCAATCGCTTGCTGTTCGGACATTGTATGCCTCTTTGGTTTATTTGGTTGTTAAAATGGAGGGCAACCGGGGAACGTCAGAGACAGGGAAACTGACGAAACCCCGGCCACCACTCCAAGGTATTGGTTACGCGCTTTGGCCGACCTTGTTCAAGTTGAACAGGATATCGTCCTCGGCAGCGCCGTCGGTTTCCATCGCCACGGCTACTCCTAAGCCGGTGGTTGTCGTAGTGACATCTGTCAGATGCCTCGCCGACGCCCACTCAGCCTGGTCGCCTGCCGTGCATGAACCGTTCGACCGTCCGATGAACAGGAATAAGCCGGGGACCATCCCCCAAACCGTATGAGCGGCATCACCAGTAGCCGAAGCCACGGGTAATCCGTTCTGGAATAGTTTAACCGGGCCTAAGTCTCCGACCACGGCTGATCCAGCCGAAGCAACCAGGCCGTCAATTTCCCAGCCTACTAGGTCGTTCTCGGTCAGCGTAACGCCGGAACCGACGTACCACATGCAGCCATAAGCCGGGCCACGGTCGTAACTGATCTCATACCGGGTGATCTCGTTGATGAATATGTCTTCACCCGAGGCAACATTAGCATAGAAGCGCATGCTTTCAACCGTGTTACGGTCCCACCCACTAGCCACCATGTCGATCTCGAACCACTGGTGAACATTGTTTGGTTGAGCCTGAAGGTTGACTTGCGTCTGCTCCTCGCCGTTATTAACGATGGTTATCTTCAACTCACCGGCAGTTGAGAAATCGCCGCCGGTTTGGTTATTCACCCAGAAGCCGATATAACGGGTGTCCGTCCAGTCCATCTGCTTCCGGCCAGCCGATCCCGCATCAGGCGGGATAGCCCCGGATTGCCAGATGTTATCCAACTGGAGGAACTGAGTCCCATCGCAGGTACCGGTCGAGGTCATTTGAATCTCGTTGGTCTCAACGCGGTCGCCAGCGCCAGCGGCAATATCAAACACACCGTTGTTGTTCTCCACCCAGCCGGTAACCGCCTGAGTGTTGTTGCC